CGCCAATTGAAAGCTTAATAGCTAAAACATTAGAAAATTACGAGAAAATCGAGAGCGGAGAACGTTCTATTGCAATAGGTAAAGTGCTTAACGAGTCTGCAAATATTGTGATCCGTTTGGCTTTACTTCAACTCCAGCAAGCCCCGTTAACCCTTAAAGAACTCCCCGCCGATGAAACAATTTAAGTTCTTTTATTGGCGACGTTACGGCGATAACGAAAAAGATTGCGACACGATCGTAATCGAGGCACTGAGCGAAGCAAGCGCAAGGCTTATACTCAAACAAATGATACCAAGCGCATACGATATTAACCTATTAAAATAAAAACCGCATGAAAAAAGAGACAAACGTAGAAAGATTTTATGCTTGGATGCGTAAAATTAACAGTATCCATTTAGCCGATAACGCAAAAATGGCAGCAGCATTTCACAAAATAGCAACTAATTAAGATGGAAGCGGGCTATAAAGTAGAATCGGGCTATAAAGTAGAATCGGATATTTTTGACTCCAGTATTTATGTATTAGTCAGTAATTACACCAAGCAAAATAGCGTGCACAATTGGGGTTGCGACACTAAAGAAGAGTTAGAAAATTTAAAATATAATACCGATATTGGTTTTTGGCGAATAAAACGAAAATAAAAATAAAAATATGCAAATTAAAAAGATGTTTTACGACCTCGAGACGACGGGCGTAGATGAAAGACAAAACGGCATACACCAATTAAGCGGGTGCATAGAGATTGACGGGGTCGTGGTTAAAAGCTTTAATTATAGAGTAGCTCCGAACCCAAAAGCGAAAATAAGTGACGAGGCTCTTACTGCTTGCGGGGTTACGCTCGAGCAAATACAAGCCTACGAACCTATGGAAAAAGTATTCAAAGAATTTAAAAAGCTCCTTTCCCGGCACGTCGACCCTTACAACAAAAACGATAAAATGTACTTAGTCGGGTTCAATAATGGGCCTTTTGATGACAAGTTTTTAAGAGCTTGGTTTATGCAAAACGGGGATACCTTTTTCGGGTCTTGGTTTTGGGCTGGAAGCTTAGACGTTATGACCTTGGCAAATCAATATTTGATCGGAAGGAGGGTAAAAATGATTAATTTCAAATTATCGACGGTAGCTCAAACGGTCGGAATCGAAATTGACGAGACTAAATTACATGATGCAAATTACGATATTGAACTCACAAGAGCAGTTTATGAAATAGTTACAGGTTTAGATTTTGAATTTTAGGGAGTAAACAATAAAAAGCAAAGTAAACAATCTTTGTTTACATGTGAAGCACTGCGGGTATTGACTTAAACGCAAATGTAAACAAAGTAAACAATACTAAGCCCAAACTTATATTTGGGCTTTTTGCATTTTTGCAAGGCATATCAATAAAAATAGTAAAAACAGCCCCTGCCCGTATCGCCTTACAAATTAGCTTAAAAAGGCAACAAAGGAAACAAAAAGCAACAATCTTTGTTTACGCAAAAGTACCAACGTTTATAGGCTCTAAGCTACTATTGTAAACAATAAACAATAATATTATATAAATATATAATAATAATAAATATATAATAACACGCGTAATATATAACGCGTAGAGAACCTGTGCATTCTGTTCCCCCGTCCCTTCAAAGTCAGTGTTGTTTATTGTTTCTTTGTTTACTTTTTAGCTTAAACCCAATGAGAGTCACGGCTAAGAGCGTAAACAAAGAATTTATTTTGTTTCTTGCTTATTTTCGTGATTAGTTAATAAGTTGATAACCAATTAGTTAAAGATAAACAGTGCAAATTTCTTTGTTTATTTGATTGAAATGTAAAATAGTTTTGTAGTTTTGTGGCATGGCGATAGCGAACCCAAACAAAGAAAAGATAATAAGCGACATTCTTTCTGAATTAGATTTCGGAATTGATAGAGCCGCGTGTTTGGATTTGATGGGCAAAAAATGGCAAACAACAACTCGGACGTTTGACCGATACTGGCAAGAAGCCCTCAAACGCTTTGCTGCTTTAAACCTAAGGACTCAAAACGCTTTAGACGAGGTTTACATCGATGCAAAAAAAGAAGCCCTTAAAAAGGCTATATTAAGCAAGCACGAACGTATGGAGATTTTAACTCAGATAGCTTCGGGGCGATTAACTTTTCAAAAAGAAGTGCCTACAAAGTTCGGACCTCAAATGATTACTGCCTCCCCCGATTTTACGGATAGAAAAGCGGCCATAGCCGAACTCAACAAAATGGATGGCGAATACGCACCGATTCGAAAAGATATAACCTCCGGAGGTGACAAACTCGAAGCCCCTATTTTTAAAATCATTTTAGACGATGGGGAGCTTTAAGCTTTCAAAGACACAGACAAAGGCTTGGAAACTTCTTTTTGACCTTACAACTCTTTTTGTGGGATATGGTGGAGGAGCTTTTTCCGGAAAGACTTATCTGCTTTGCTTTTGGCTTACTTACATGAGCCGAACTTATCCGGGTACTGCTTGGGGCTTAGGTAGAAAAGAGCTTGTAACATTAAAGAAAACATCTTTAATAACTCTTTTCAAGGTATTCCAAGAGGCAGGACTCCAAAACGAAATACACTACAATTACAACCAACAATTAAACTTAATTCGTTTCGATAACGGCTCGGTTATTTATTTAATCGATACCGCATACAAGCCCAGCGATCCAAATTATGAACGCTACGGAGGTTTAGAGTTAACCGGTTGCGCAATCGATGAGAGTGCCGAAACAGACAGGAGGGCTATCGATATACTTTTCACCCGTTTAGGGCGTTGTTTAAATGATAAGTATGATTTACCTAAGAAAATGCTTGAGTGCTTTAACTCCGCTAAAACACACGTATATGACCGTTATTTTTTACCGTGGAAAGACAACAAAGAAACGGAATCTAAAAAGTTTATATTAGCTAAGCCGACCGACAACCCAAGCCCAGAGGTCGCAAACTACATTCGTGATATTTTGCTAACAGGTGAAGAGGCGACAATCCAAAGATTGATACATGCAAACTTTGATTACGAAAGCAACCCTTACGCTTTATTACCAAGTTACGACAATATTTGCAACCTTTTCACGAACTCTTTTGTTGAGGCTGGACCAAAGCGTTATCTTTCTTTAGACATTGCTTATTTGGGTGCAGACACGTTCGTGGCGACCACATGGGCTGGGTTAGTGGTTGAGAAAGTTAGGTGTATAGATAAAATCGATGAGGTTGCAATTGGTAATCAAATTATTCTATGGGCGGAAGCTGACAGAGTACCCTACTCAAATATCGTTTACGATGCGGATGGCTTGCGAAAGTTCACCGCTAATAGCCTTAAGAAGCTAACTGCTGCAAAACCATTTAACAATAATGCTGCACCGCTAAAAGGTAAAAACTACGGTAACTTAAAAGCCGAGTGTGCCTTTAAACTTAAAGAGCTTGTCGAGACAGACCAGATTTACATAAAGGATCAAACCTACCGAAAACAAATCATAGCGGATTTAGAGAACATTTGCAGAGAGCCTCTGGACGATGAGGGCAAGATACGCCTTGAGAAAAAAAGCAAGCACAAAGAACGCACAGGGAAGTCTCCGGATTTCTTTGATAGCATATTGATGCGAATGCTTTTTGAAATAAAACCCTCAGGAGGTTGGGGGTAAGATTAATTTTTATATCTTTAGCAAAACTTAAAATATACACATATGTACGCACTTAGAACTAGTACCGAAACAAGCGAAGTAAATAATTGGCTTGGGTATCAATACGAAATTATCACGCGAGAAGAAAGCTACGAAGTTTTCAAGCCTTTATTTGATGATTACTTTGATGAACCTCACGTAGCGGACTTAGACCCAACAGCGAACGAGGAAACCAAAAGATGTTACGCATTTATCCTTAACGAAAAAGAGGAGCCAATCCCGGTATACAAGGAGCAAAAAAATTATATAGTTACCGAAAACGGGAAAACTTTTTCTAACATAACTTACAAATAGCATGAAAGATAAACAACGGCCAGACAGAACTTTTCTTTATATCAGAATCGCTAAAATATTAATAACCTGCTTAGCGCTTAGCATAATTTGGTTAATCGCAATATGGTGAAAAATAACGAAAGTATAATACATCCACAAAACTGTTTTACATGAACGGTAGTTCTCCAAATGGATGGAAAAACAACTAGCCGCAGCAGCTCTCAACATCGTGGGCCTTCGCAACCTGTACAATCAAGCGGGTCAAATGTACAACACGTTTCGGAATCGAAATCAGGTAACCCCTACGCGAAGTTCCCCCAAATTCTCAACAAGGATGCGGATGAAATCGTCAAGTACTTTCACAAAGTCTCGCTCAAGGAAGCGAACGTACACTGGGAAGAGGAAGAGGAATGTGATGAAGCGTTCAGTCTGGAAGATGAAAAAAAAATTAAAGCAAGTTATGATCCCCGCCAAAACCCTTTGGTTGGACGCCCTCCAGGGCAGGGTGAGCACGGCACAGGGTACAAGCACCTGGTTCTCTCTGGGGAACTTACAAACCCAAAACGCTATATTAACGGGCTTTTCTGGATCCGCGGAGTCCGTACCATACATGCTAACGGGCCCAATCAACAACGACGGGACATCGGGCAATGCCCTGGGTCGAGCCAGGACAATCATCCACAGCTGGGAGCAGAAGTTCCTATGGACCAATCAAAGTAACTGC